TCAGTGTATGCCTTCATGACTTCCGGCAACATCCGTTCCAACGTGTTCTTCAAGTTATACGACACGTCAGACCATCGTTGCTGATAATTATATGAAGTGGTCAACCCTTTAGCTCGGCCCTGGATATCGAGGATGTCTTCAGGTTTTAATGTCATACCCTTCCGCTTACCAATCTCTTTGATAATCTTGGCTTCCTCGTTCTTGACTAAGTTCGCCAACGCAGGATTTCGGCTGGTAGGCTCTTTTCCCAGGAACAAGGCTTGTGCGCCCCACAGACGAAGCCCTTCCGGCCCCAACGTCTTCTCAAGGAAATCTTGCTCGGCCTCACGAGTTCCTTCAACCGTCGCTATAGCCTGAGTCTTTTTATATTGAATATGAGCCTCTTGCCGAGTTATCGGACGACCTTCAGCTTTAGCCGTCGCCAGAATGTCTTGGATCGTTTGTTCTTGGACACCACCCAAGCGAGTCGCCCGAACATCTTGACGAAGTTCCGAGAGCGACTTGTCGGGTTGCTCTACCGCAGCCGCCGCCAAGGCCAGCCCGTCTGGATTTTTCGAGTCAAGCATCTGGAGGATCGCTTGAATTTCTGTCGGATTGCGGTCTGCGGCTGTCAATTCTGCAATTAGGCCTTTACGAGTCTCACGCTCTCTATTCGCTGTCTCTGTCTCCAGAGCCGTCTTCGCCGTGTTGGCTGCCGCGTTCTGAGCCTGAATTTGCATGTTGAGCATACTGCCTACACGCTCAGCAATCATCGGGTTCGACAGCACACGAGGGTCCATTGCCATCTGAGCTAAATCTAGCCCGACAGAAGCGAACGCATTGTCCGGTGACTGAGTAGTCTCACCGTAGACACCGGGCTCGGCAGTCTCAGCGACTTGAGCCTTCCCTCCACTCTCAATAAACTGACGGAAGAAATCTTGGGCCTCTTGACTCTCGGCCAACTTCAATTCCAAGAGCCGATTGCGAAGGCGTTGCTCACGCAGACCACCCATAGCCTGAGCGCCCTCGGCAAACGAGGTCCCAAGACTCTTCGGCGGTTTGGTTAACTCTGAAAGAAGACTTGTATCGATAGGCATGGTTATACCGCCGCTGGTTTAGGTTTCGCCATGGTCCCACCGCCAGAGAAGTACGCGCCCGCACCCTGCGCGGCTAAGTCAAGGAGCCGATTCATCGGATTGACATTACCACGAGCAATCGCCAAGTTCGACAAATCACTACCTAACTGCATTTGCCCGCCTGCAATTTGTTGACCCGTACCGAGTTGGGCACCAGCGATCTGTCCCCCCGCATTCGCCCCGATCCCATAGATTTGAGCCAACTGATTATACAGTTGTTCTTGGCTACCCATTTGCTGACCGAATAAAGTTTGCGCCTGCGAGAGGTATCGCTGGAACGCATTGCCGTACTCTTCAGAGGCGAGCCCTTGATTGAAGCCCATCAACTCCTGAAGGGTTTCTGGTGTGAAGAAGTTCCCTCTGGCAGTTGAAGCCCGATTGATCGCCCCCTCACCTTTCTGCTGCCGAAACTGGAAACTCGGGTCGTTGAAAAAGTTCTCCATGCTGAACCCAGTTGCCGTCGGAGAGACCCGTTCTCCAGCTACCCCCATCAATTGAGGCAACACGTCTTGTCCGGCCTGATTGTATGGGCGTAGAGTGGATAGCGCTTGCGCGAGGTAATTTTGTAGGCTCGCCTGTGACCGCTGTTGTGCCTCGGTTGACAGGGTTCCTGCCCTGTCCAACGCGGCTTTCTGTTGATCTGTCCCTAGAACTTTGCCAAGCAATCCCATACGGCCCCCTTTTATTAAATAAACTGCGGGAAAAATGCTGATGACACATAATCATCAGGATTCGCCCCAACAACGTCTTGAGGTTCGTGCGCGTGAATGATACAAGTAGTCCACTGAAGGACCTTCGTTGCGGCATTAAGTGTCCGAACATAAAATGATGCAGTACTCCGCGCCCGAGCATTCAAATTAGGATCAGCGCCATCTAATGTCACACCATGAATCACAAAACTCTCTGATGTAAGTGGAGTTACAATTTCATTTGTTCCGGTATTGAATGTCTTTTTATATAGCACTCCATAGAGTGAAAACGTCTGAGTGATTCGATTAGTCAATACCAATTGAAATTGAAATGTATAAATAACCTCGTCTGTTCCAGCAGACGCCGAGTTACTTATACCAAGTGTGAAAAGGTCTGTCTGGCTATTATTTATCACTTTTATGACTCGCCAGAAGCCATCAACACTTGAGTCGTGCCAGATCCCTACCCAATTCGTTGAAGGGGCTGTCCCAGATCCTAAGCTACTAAATCCGACAAAATGTTGAGTGTCAGTAATTACACCCCCCATGCGTATATCTGTATGTAAAAAGAGATTTTGATTGAGTGTCAGCGGACTTCTTGCCGCAGCATTAGAACTTCCTTTATTTCCGATAGACCGATGAATCTGATTTCCAGTGCCACTCCCAGTAGTCATCCGTTCATAAATTAAGCCATTTCCAGAAAGAAAGACATCATACCCACCAGTAATTGCGCTATAATTGCCAAACTCAGCACCAAGAGTTGTAATAACTGGTTCAGTGGCGGCTGTCCCACTCGGATAGGCTTGAACAATTCGGATCGCTCCAAGAGGTTCTACAAAATTTGTTCTCACGCCAATGAGTGATGCGTCGATATGGTGCTGGTGGTCCCCTGTGGCAGCCTGATTCTCCCCATCACCAAGTGTATGATGAATCGACGTAGCTGTCTGGTCCGTATCTGCGTCATCGTGGGTATTCGCCTGAACAAGTTGCTGGGTTGGCGATCCACTGTGATCATGGTCTTCAACCCCCCTGTTAGTTAGATCATTGTAATCAACAACCCCAGAGCCATCAGTTCCATCATGTGAATGTTCTTCATCGTGGTGCTGATTCGGAGTCACTTCAGTCAAAGAATTGTGCGAAGACACTGAACCCGCTGTGTTAACTTCCCCTCTCAGCAACTCCAGCCACTGTTGCCAAGGTTGAGTCAACTGCTTCGACTTCTCGTCCTGAAGGGCAGTATTATAGGGAACTGGAGGAAGCATCAGTTACTTTTTTCCATTCTTCGGTACTTCGGGCATCGGCTTCCCAACCAAATGTTCATACAAAAATTCCACTTTCCGCTCTACGCGGTCTAAATCTTCTTTCTTCGCTGACCCACGTTCTGCCATAAAAATGTACCCATAGGCCCCCGCAACCATCGTGAAGAGCATCCCTTCAGCCAACATTACGATTCTCCTAACGTGAACTCAGCATTTGCTCCTAAAATTCGAGTAACAGTTTCATTAGCGACTTGAAGTTCAAACACCAAGTCCCGAGAGAGCCCGATTCGTCTCCAAATCACCCGCTTGGCGCGTTCTCCGCTCTGTCCCAAGCTAGCCTGCTGCCAGTTACTCCAGGTGTGGCCGTTGTCTTTCGACCACCGCAGTTGGGCTTTAGACTCTAAGGCCGGAACTGTAGGGCCGTCCGGGGGACCAGTTTCAAACTCCACTTCAACTGCATTACATACGACTCGCTTCCGTTCATTCCAGTAATGTGGGCTAATTCTCCTACCGACAACTGGTTGTCCATTTTCCAGCGTGAGCCCCGGAGACATCGTATACAAGTTACCATTACGACGGTCGGAGACGATATACTTCTCAACGAACTTAGCGCAATCTCTGGCAATCCATGCCCCAGCGGCATAGCTCTCACGTTCATGCCATAATGCCGTAGAGAAGTCATACACGAAGGTTTCATTGCCTGACGGAAATGTGATAACGTAGAAATCGTGGCCGTCAAGTCCGAAACTGAAGGAAAATGCGTTCGAGGTGGTCGAATATTGCCGCCACCGAGCCTCAAGTCCCGGCGTAGAAATCACTGCCGCCTGGAGACCCTGGGCTGCCACCACTCGCACGTTGCCGTCTTTATGCTTTCCAAGCCAGGCAATAGCGTCCGCAACCTGTGCTACACTGTCTACCGCCGCCAAACCCCAGTCAATGACACCTGACGTAGTTTGGAATGGAAATGGGCTCGTTCCGGCATTATAGAAAATTTCAGTAGAATCTGAACCAAGAAGGTACAATTGGCGGTGGAGGTTCCACACGACTAACAAGTTGTCAGGATTAGCTTCCGCAGACCCGAGTTGATCTGGGGGCCACACCATGCCATTGTTAGGTTCGCTGATCTGAAAAAAGAATGAGTTTGCTAAACTGACCACAAAGAATTGATCTATGAAGGCCAACGAAGTAGGTTGCCCTACCGGCTGTGGGTTCGATTTAGCAAACGTATCCGTGTTCCAGTTGTAAATATAAATGTTCTTTCCATCCACAACCGCCAACTCAAAATTCAGGTTGTGCTCCAACCACACTTTTCCTTCAGTCGTTTCTAATTCTCCCACTGCCACCGCACTCAAGTCATTACGGACCTTATAGAGAATATGCCCCGACACAGCGTACAGCGTATTATCTACTGTATGCAATCCACGAATGGCTTGGTCTCCTAGGATCTTCCACAAATCCATCCCTGGGGCGTTAGTGAGCATGAGGGGTGTTTTACCCTCTGCACCCGGCGTCCCAGTAATGGTCGGCACGAGGTTAATCGACCGCTGGAGATTCGCGTTCTTCGTTTGGGCGGGATAGGACCCGCCGATGAAGTCTTCAAGCAACATTAGTTTTGTAAGTTATAAATGCTCAAGTTTCGCACCCGCCGTAATGCCGGGTCCAGGGAAACTACCATCGGCGGGGTAACATATGTCACCACGCGGTCAAACAACTCTCTCGCCATATCTACCACGTCTGCCCGAGCCGCCAATCCAAAGTCCGGGGCCACCCTAACTGCAAGGTTGTAGATAATCATTTCATCATACGCCGGGGCGAACTCGTAGTCAGTCGTTAAATCGTCCGAGAGCAACAGAATTTCCTCGAACGGCTTTTGTGAACCGAGTTCAAGTTGGTAGCTACTTAGCGTCGGACGTAAATACAAATGAATCCGACCAAGTGGCATAGCTGGTTCATACCACAAGTAGCTTGGCAACCCGCTGTTGATCGCCCGATCACCAAAGGATAAAAACTGATCTTCAGTAATGATATTGACGGGATAAAAGAGATTGTTCACGTCTTTGATCGACGCATTTAAGATACTAGTCGGACG